CTACAGCTTGCCAGCCTTCCAGACCACCCGGCCGTAGATGGCCACGGTCTCGCTGAGGATCGGCTCCGGCGGGTAGAGGTGCTGCATCGGATTGTCGCTGTGCATGACGACGATGCCATCGGCGCGGCGGATCAGCCGCTTCACCCGCATGCCATCCTCGGCGATCAGCGCATAGACCTTGCCGCTGACCACCTCGCGCTCGGCGGTGTGGATCATCACGCTGTCGCCGTGGTTGAGGGTGGGCGACATGCTGTCGCCGGTAACGTCCCACAGCTTGCACTTGTCGGGGCTGAGCCCCGCCTGCGCCATCCACTCGCGCCGGAAGGAATGCGATTTATCGACTTCCTCGAAATCGTGAATGATCTCGCCGCGCCCGCCGGCCAGCTTGGCGCCGGTGACCTTGGACACGTAGACCACGTCGGACGTCAGGCTGATCCCCAGGGATTCCACGGTGGCACCCCTCGGCAGCTTTCTCGCCAGGTCGGGAAAGATTTCCTCCGCCGGCGCGCGCAGCAGGTCGGAGAACTTCACCAGCGCCTCGAGGTTCAGCGGGATGACACCGTTGAGGTACTGGCTGACGGCGCTCTGCTGTTTCCAGCCGAACTGGAACGCCACCCGCTCCTGGGTCAGCCCCAGCGGGCCCTTCTGGACATCCCACAGACGCCGCAACTCCAGGGCGGCCGCCTTTTCGTGAGGCGAGAGCTCTCTGCGCTTCATGGGGGCCGAGAGTATTAGCATCGCTAATGATTGTCAAGTAGCGTTGCTATTGACTTTATAAGCAGCAATGCTAATATTATTAGCAGAACGGCCCAGGGCTCTCGCCGCAACGCCTGCCGTGTCGCCCCTTATTTCCGATGAGGCCGCCTGCCTCATCGCCACCGGAGTTCGCCGTGCCCGATTTCATGGACCTCATCCAGGAGGCCGAAGCCCGTGTCAGCGAGGCGCTCAACGCCTCCGCCCGCCTGTCCGACTCCAGCGCCTTCGGCAGGAGCGATTGCGCCGACTGCGGCGACGAGATCGACCCCCGGCGCCTGGCGGTGGTGCGCGGCGCCAGCCGCTGCACGCTCTGCGAACAGCTGGCGCAACGCCATGACATGCATTTCCGCAGCCGGTCGCGGCCCTGGTGAGGCCGGGCCGCGCGCTACCGATCCGCCGCCGCACAACGGCAACCCCTTTCGCCACAGCCATCCCGGAGCTGGACAGCATGAGCAACGCAGACCATCTGATCATCAAGCGCGTCGTCCGCTCCGTCCTGGCCAGGTCGCTGGCCTTGCATCAGGAAGCGGTCGACAAGACTGCCGACGAAGTCATCGATGCGCTGCGCTTCGAGTGCGGCGGAGACCGTCTCTACGTGCCGCGCGGCAAGGCGCACTGCGAAAGGGATCTCAGGATCCGCAGCAGCTATCTCGCGCTGTGCCAGAAGCATGCCCCCGGCTTCGCCATGGAGACCCTGGCGCGGCGTGAGGAGCTGAGCATCCGCCAGTTGCGCCGCATCTGCGCGCCGCAGCTCCTGCGGCAGATGCCGCCGGATGCGACTCGGCAGTGACGCCGTTTTGGTAAGGCGTGTCAGCGACCCCATGGGACCCTGTCTGCATGTTCCCACCGACCCGAAAACACCCCCCACGCACTCCCCGATTTTCATCGCGAGGCATCCGCACATGAACGATCTGCGCAGCGACTTCACCACGGCCACCGCCAAGTCGGGGCCACCCATCCTCGCATTCTGGAGTGGACTGACGTTGAACGATCTTGTCGGCTGGATGACGCTGGCCTATCTCGCCCTGCAGGCCGCGCACCTGCTGTGGAAATGGCAGCGCGAAATACGCGGCCCGGCCACCCGGCAGGCGCGATGAACCCCCGCTCCCGCGCCGCCCTCGCCGGCACCGCGCTGCTGCTGGCGATCCCGGCGGCGAAGATTCTCGAAGGCAAGTCCAACCGCGCCTACCTCGACGTCGCCGCGGTGCCCACTGCCTGCTACGGGCAGACCGGTCCCAGGGTGCGCATGGGCGAGGTGTACAGCGATCTCACCTGCGAGCGCTGGCTGCACGAGCAGCTGCTCGCCTTCCACCAGGGCATCCGCCGCTGCGTCACGCAGCCGATGTCGCCGCCGCAGGCCGCCGCGCTGACGCTGTTCGCCTACAACGTCGGCCTCGACGGTGCCTGCGGATCCGCGGCCGTGCGCCACGCCAATCGCGGCGACTGGAAGAGCGCCTGCAGGGCCCTGCAATACAACGAGCGCGGACAGCCGGCCTGGTCCTACGTCACCGACGCCGCAAGCGGACGCAAGCGCTTCGTGCAGGGCCTCGCCAACCGCCGCGCCGCCGAGCGCGCACTGTGCGAACGCGCTGCGGATCAGACCGCCGATCGCGTCGTTTCAATTGACACGATTTTGGTAAAGCACGTCACCGACCACATGGAATGATGATCACATGTCAGAACCCATCGACCACCAGATCGTCCAGGGAATCGCCGACTGCCTCAGGCAGATTCGCCAGGACAACGGCTACCGCAGCGACATCGGCCTGCAGGTATTGCCCAACGACGGCTCCGCGATCGACGAAGAGCTGCCCTTCGTCGAAATCATCGACGACGAGGAAGTCGCCGAATACCAGAACGGCAAGCGGCGCCGGGCCTCGCTGGCCCTGACCATCGCCGTCGAGTTTCCCGCCGGCGACGTCGACCAGGCGCAGCTGCTGCAGGCACGCCGCGCCTTCGCCGACATCCGCCAGGCGCTCGCCACCATCGATCCGGTGAACTGGATCGTCGGCGTCGGCGGGCTCGAACTCGGCGGCAGGACGATGTTCGCCGACGACGGCGGCACCCCTTTTTTCCGACCCGAACTGAAAGCCCGGGTCACTTTCCATGAAAACCACAGGAGCAACACATGAGCGGACTTCTCTGCGCCGGCAATGTTCACGCCGCAATCCTCAACGACGATGGCAGCTTCGCCGGCTTCCTCGGCATCAAGAACGCGATCAAGCTCGCGATCTCGCCGGGTGAAAGCGAGGAGAAGCAGCGCGTCTCCAAGCAGGTCGCCAGCTACGGCCAGGTGCTGGACTCGGTCGTGATCCCGGGCAAGCCCATGGTCACGGTCGACTTCGACGAAGGCGACGCCGAGACCATCGGCCTGGCCCTGCAGGGCAACGTCGCCCCGCTGAACCTCACCACCCAGACCCGCACCGCGGTGGACCTCACCGTCACGGCACTGGATACCTGGCTGGAACTGGGCGACCGCTACATCAACCCCACCGGCTTCCTGCTGAAGGACAACGGCGGCGTCAATACGCTGGTCCAGGGCGTGGACTACGTGGTCGACCTGACGATGGGCCTGGTGAAGTTCCTCGCCAGCGGCACGGTGGAGGCCAGCGACACCGTCGAGAAGACCTACACCACCCGCGCCGTCACCGGCTCGCGCATCTCCGGCTCGAAGAAGAACCAGCTGCGCATGCGCCTGCTGCTGAACGGCAAGAACCTCGCCACCGGCAAGCCGGTCGTGGTCGAACTGCCGAGCTGCACCCTGCGCTCGGCCAGCACCTTCGATCCGCTGCTGGGCGAGTTCGCGGTGACCTCGCTGACCGGCACGATCGTCGGCGACTACAGCGTCGATCACCTCGACGCGTAAGCCGGCACCCCCGGCCGTAGCGCCTGCGGCAGCCCGCGGCAGTTCCCGGAGCGTTTCCGGGAACTGCCCGGGAGGTCGCGGACGGGCGAGAGGAAAAGGCTCGCGGTACGTCGGCGCTGCACGCGCCCGACGACTTCATACATTCGGTTTCGTGGAGTTTTCACACCATGGTTGATTCGATCATCCCGGATCCGGCGACGTTCGCACAGGACGCCAATGCGATGCTGGACACCCTGGCCAAGCTGCACCAGGGCATCTCGGATCTGCAGAAGGCCCTGGAAGGATTCAAGAACAGCAGCGATTTCAGCGCCGATCTCGCCAAGAACATCGGCGTGGCAGACAACCTGGCGACCATATTCACGACGCTGGCGAACAGCGCCGGCGGAGCCGCCGATCCGGTCTCGACGCTGGTGACCCTCGCCGTCGATGCCTCCACGGCCTCATCGGCCCTGGCCGCCAATGCCGGAGGCGCCGCCGGAGCCGTCTCGGCCCTGGCGTCGGGCTCGAGTTCTGCGTCGGCATCCGCTTCGGTGCTCACGAGCAACGTCGGCGCGGCATCCACGGCGGTTTCGGGGCTGAGCAGCGCCCTGTCCGGCGCCGCGATTCTCTTCATCGCCGACCGCGTGATGGCGATTGCCAAGGCGCACGGCGAGTATCGCGAAGCCGTGAAGTCCGCCGCCGAAGCGCAGAGCCAGGCCAACCTCCGGCTCGAAGAAGGGATTTCCGCGGCCGCCGACCAGGCCGCGAAGTTCGCCGGACAGGGCGCCGTGACGCAAACGGTCCTGGACGCGCTGGCGCAGGGCACCGGGCAGCTGACGGAGAGCCAGAAGCAGCACTACGCCTCCATGCTGGGAGGCTCGGAAGAGTACCTGAAGGCCCAGATCGCGATCGGTGTCCGCGAGCAGGAACGATACGGCCAGACCCGGATCGACCTGGAAGGCGTGCGGACGAAGCTGGGCGAGGTCCGGGCAGCGCATGGCGAGCTGAAGGCCGAGCTGGAAGCAGCGTCGAAGCCGGTCGCCATCCCCATCGATCCCGAGCTGCTGCCGAAACTGAAGGAGGTTCGCGAGAACCTCGGCAAGGTCTCCAGCGAGGACCTGGCAAACCTGGCAAGCCGTTCGCGCGAGGCCTTCGGCCAGACCAGGGAAGCCATCGACGAAGCCGCCAAGGCCTTTCCCGCCCTGACGGGTGCGGCGCTGGAAAGCGTCATGGCGATGGACCCCCGCTTCAAGGATCTGATCGCGACCCACAAGGAACTGGCGGGGGCCGTCGAGGCCATTCGCGCAGAGCAGTACAAGAGACTCGGCGTCGACGTCAACGAGGTTCTGACCGGCATCGACACCAAGGCCAAGGACCTGCTGGCGACCTTCCAGTCGCTGGCCAGCGATCCGGACGCCAACCCCAAGCTCCTCACCGCCGCCTTCCAGGAATTGCTGAAGACCCTGAACAGCGAAGAGGAACTGGCCGCGCTCAAGGAGTCGCTGGGCCAGATCAACATCAAGGGTTTCGACATCGCCACCACCCTCGGCCAGGTCGAGGAGAAGCTGAAGACCCTGCCGTCGGCGGCGGATCCCGCGGCCAAGGCGATGGCCGATGCCTTCTCCTTCTTCGGTCTCAAGACGCGCGAAGAGCTCGAGGCCACGGCGAAGAAAGCGGAAGAGAACTTCGCCCTGATCAGCACCAGCGGCCAGGCCTCCGCGAAGTCCCTGGACAAGGCCTTTGCCGACATGGCCACCGCGAGCGTCGCCGCCGCAGCCGCGATGGGGCAGGCCAGCGCGGAATCGCAGCTGGGAATCCTGGCCACGCAGGCCCGCACGGAAGCGCAGAAGCAGACCCTCGCAAGCCTGGCCACGCAGTACCAGATCACCGGCGCCACCGCCACCCGCGCCCTCACGGACATCAAGAACGAAATCCCCGAGGTCATCAAGGAGCACCAGAAGCAGCTGTCGGCGATCGACGCGGTCAACGCGGCTTACGAGGAGCGTCTGAAAAATCCGACGGACCCTCGCGCATTGCTGCCGACGACCAAGGGCGGCGCGATCTCCATGACCAGCCTGGACGAGCGCGCCGTCGCCGTCACCGGCGAGTCCCGTACCGCGCTGGAAATCCTGTTCCAGAGGCTGGCCAACCAGATCGTCAACAACCCCGGCCGCGGCCGGGTGGCGGAGGAGGAGTTCGAGCAGGCGGTATCGACCTTCCTCCAGGGTGGCGACAAGGCCGAAGACCTGCGGAACAAGATCCTCGGGATCGACCCGAAACAGGCCCGCACTACCCGGCCACCGCCATCGATGACCGGACCCGGCAACGGCTCGAAGTTCCGGCCGGACTACGTCACGGAAGAAAGCGCCAGCAAGGCCGAGGCCGCGCAGAAGGCGCGCGACGACGCGGCCAAGGCCGCCAAGGCCGCGCGCGAGGAGCAGCGCCGCGCCGCGGCCCAGGCTTCGACGCCCGCGCCGAAGAGCGGAGCGACCGATCCCCGCCCGCCGGCGCCGGCGCCACGTCCGAGCACCGAGGTCATCAAGGTGATGCGCATGGAATTCCCGGACGGCAAGAGCCTGGACGTCCTGGCCGGCCAGGACGATGCCGTGTCCTCGCTACTGAAGTCCCTTTCCCTTTCCAGGAGGAACAGCCTGTGAGCATCACCCTGAACACCCTCGGCCTGCCCGCGGACCTGGTCTGGACCGACCGCTACGACTGGACGCCGGTGGTGCAGAGCCTGGCCCGGACAGAAGCCGGGGTGCTGGTCCGCGAGGAATCCCTGCTGCAGAAGGGCCGGCCCATCACGCTGGAGGGCGGCGACGACCACGGCTGGGCCTCCGGCGAACTGGTCGCGCTGCTGCATGCCCTGCAGCTGCCGGCCAACGCCGATCCGATGCTGCTGGTCTACCACGGCCAGGAGCTGCAGGTCGCCTGGCGCCGCGACGGCGCCGCCCCGATGTCCGCGCGCCCGGTGCGCGGCGCAGTTTCCAACCCCGGCGCCGGCGAGCTGTTCGTGCTCGCCCTGCGCTTCATCGAGATCTGATCCATGCCCATCACCAGCGACAACATCAAGCTGTACAAGACCCAGGTCATGTCCGACACGCCCGATGGCGGCGGCCGCATGACCCGCAACGAAGTGATCGACGCCGAGCTGAACAACGTCTTCGACGACACCTCGCGCGACGATCGCGTCAACGGCCGCGTCAGCCTGCGCAAGGTCTTCGGCGCCGTGAGCACCAGCGGCACCGACAAGTATCTCGGCGCGCACGCGGTCCTGACCGATCCGCCGGCCGACGGCCGTGTCGTCTGCACCCTGTTCACGCTGCCCGATCACGCCAGCCGGCGCTCGGACGCGCGGACGCTGATCGAGCAGTACCTGATTCCCGGCGCGGCGACGGTCCTGGTGCTGTACGACACCCAGCCGCAGGGGGCCCGGACCGTCGTGGCCTACCAGGCCCTCGAGGAATCGCCGCCGGAGGTGTCGAGCGTGCTGTGCCTGTCGGTCGAGCTGGCGGGCCATGTCCACTACGGTCGCCAGCAGTTTGTGCGCATCACCGGCATCACCAGCCAGACGGTCACCCTGGGCGTCAACAACGACAAGTGGCAGAAGCGCCTGCTCACCCTGAACATCAGCGAGCCGCTGGAAATCTCCTACCCCGGCGGCGACTTCAAGAAGGAGCCGACGCTCACGGACAGGCCCACCCGCGTGCGCCGCGCCGACCTGAACCCCGCCGCCAATTTCTACGGCGTGGTGCCGCTGGCCGAAGACGTCGAGTCCGGCGACACCGTGGTGAGGGTCTCCACCATCCTGCAGAACATCGCCCCGGCGTCCTACTCCGAGACCGCGATCCTCGACCAGCAGGTCGGCTCGGACGGCCCGCTGCTGATCTCGGCCGGGCCGGAGTTCACCGAGTCGCAGACCGTCACGGTCAGCGGCGGCAGCGCCGCGCTGCGCCTGATGCGCAGCGCGCAGATGGGCAGCCTCGAGGTGACCGTCGGGTCCGGGACGAACCAGGCGATCTTCGAGGAGACCGGTGAAGGAGCGCTGCAGCGCATCGGTGGCGGCGTCAACACCGCCGGCGCCAGCGGCCGGATCGACAGCGGCAGTGGCGAGCTGAGCTTCAGCGGCCTGGCCAACGGCAGCCAGACCTTCACGCTGAGCTACGTTCCGGCAGCCCTGGTCACCGATGCGCAGCACACCCAGGGCACGCAGATCACGCTCGCCAACCGCGGCTTCAACTACAGCTTCTCGCTGATCCCCAAACCGGCCAACGGCGCGGTCATGGTCAGTTATCGCGCGCTCGGCCAGTGGTACACGCTGACCGACAACGGCAAGGGCCAGCTGGTCGGCGCTCCCGGCACCGGCACGGGCACCGTCAACCCCATCACCGGCACCGTCAATGCGACCCTGGGCTACCAGCCGGACGTGGGCTCCTGGGTACTCTGCGGCTGGCGCTCGATGGCGCACTACAAGGATCAGTCCGGAGCCGTGATCGATGTCCTGGGCGCGATCCAGCTCACCACCGCGCAGCAGCCGCGCCCGGGAACGCTGAGCATCGGCTGGACCTACGGCGGCACCACCTACAGCGTCACCGACAGCGGCAACGGCGATCTCGGCGGACACGGCAGCGGCCGCGTGCAGTACTGGGCCAGGCAGATCCAGCTGCGCCCCAGCGTGCTGCCGCCCAAGGGCACGGTGATCACCGTCAGCTACGAGGACGCCCAGCACGAAACCTACACGCCGAGCCCGCAGCCAGCGCCCAGCGGCGGCAACATCACGATCACGCTGCCCGAAGCGCCGGTCGAGCCCGGATCGGTGTACGTCATGGCGACCTTCAGCTCAGGTGCAGCCGGCTACCATCCGGGCCACTACGACGCAGGGAACGGCAACCTCCACCGATCCGACGGAGCGGTCGGCACGATCAACTACACGACCGGCCAGGTGGTCTTTCCGGCCACGGCGGCGGAACCCTTCTACGTCTGGAATCCCACGACCGGGGAGTGGGATCTCTCCAGCATCTCGCGAAGCTTCAGCTCCGTGTCGGTGCAGTACCAGACCAACGCCGCCGGCTCGATGCTGAGCGAGCCGACCACCCTGAACCAGCTCGCGATCGACGTCACCCCGGCGATCATCGACCGCGTGATCGGCGGCTCGCTGCTGTTCAGCCTCAACGGCCGTCACTACTACGACCAGGGCGTGAAGCTGCAGTACCGGGGCGCCGGCAACGTCGATACCGATGCCGGCAGCTTCGACGGCATCACCGGCGCCGGCACGATCACCGAGTGGCTGCCCGGCAGCTACACCGTGGCGCTCAAGGGCCTGCTGACCCGCTACGGCCGCTGGACCACGTCCTCCGCGATCTGGCGCGTGCCGGCCTCGCCGCTGCGCACGGGTTCCTTCCAGGTCACCAACGGCACGCAGACGGCGATCGCCGATGGTTCCGGCGCCTTCAGTACCGGATCGATCACCGGGATGATCAACGGAACGATCGACATCGAAACGGGTGTCTACAAGGTCCATGCGTCGCCGGCGATCGATCCCGAAATCCTGCGCTACAACGCCGTGGCGCTGGCCTACCTGCCGACCGACCCGCTGCTGCTGGGCCTGAACCCGGTGCGGCTGCCGCTGGATGGCCGCGTGCCGGTGCTGGCCGCCGGCCGCATGCTGGTGATCCACCACACGGATACCGAGGACCTGCCGAACCCGCCGGTCGCCGGCTCCACCTACCTGCTGTCGCGTCCCGATCTGGCCTACGCCATCGTCCACGACGCCGATGGCACGAGGATTCCCAGTGACCGCTACAGCGTCGATCTCGACGAGGGCGAGGTCACCATGGCCAATCCGCTGAACCTGACGGGCTATACCCTGCCGCTGCGTGTCGAGCATCGCATCGAGGACATGGTGCGCTGCGAGGACGCGCAGCTGTCGGGCCACGTCGAGATCAGCGGCGACATCGTCCACGACTACCCCGCGGGCAGCTTCGTCAGCTCGGCGCTGCGCTTCGGCGACCTGCAGGCGCGCTGCAGCGAACCCTTCGACCAGGCGGCCTGGACCGGCGACTGGAGCGACGACCAGATCGGCAGCGAGGGGCCGGGCGAGTACAACGCCCTGGAGCACCCGATCGAGGTGACCAACGAAGGCACGATCTCGGAGCGCTGGCGCATCGAGTTCACCAGCGTCATCGCTTTCCGCCTGGTCGGCGAGACCGTCGGCGTGATCGCCACCGGCAACACCAGCACCGACTTCCTGCCGCTGATGCCGGGTTTGGCACCGGGCGCGCCGCCGCTGCTGACGCTGCGCGCCGCCGGCTGGGGCGCGGGCTGGATCGCCGGCAACCAGCTGCGCTTCAACACCGTCGCGGCCGCCGCGCCGATCTGGATCAACCGTTGCACGCTGCAAGGACCGGTGGAAGAGCCGGAAGACAGCGTGCGCCTGCAATTCCGTGGAGACAACCAGTGAACTACGTCTTTCAATCGACCGACAACAACGCCCCGCTGCTGACCGGTGAATCCGGCACCCTCGTCAACGTGCTGAAGAAATGCCTGGTCGACGGCTATGGCGCCGTCAACATCTCCGGCATGACCCGCGCCGGCAACATCGTCACCGTCACGACCTCGACGGCGCACGGCCTGCAGGACTACGCCACGATCCAGGTATCCGGCGCCGACCAGGCCGACTACAACGGCAAGTTCCGCGTGGCCTCGGTGCCGGGTTCGACGACGCTGACCTTCAACATCGGCGCGGCGACCCCGATCTCGCCGGCAACCGGCACCATGGCCGTCCGGCGCGCACCGCTGGGCTGGACGGAGGCCTACACCGGCACCAACAAGTCCTGCTTCCGCATGCCGCTGGGCTCGAACCAGCACTACCTCGACGTCGACGACAACAACGTCGACAGCAGCCGCGCCGCAGCCGTTCGCGGCTACCGCGCCATGACGGGCGTGGGCACGGGCACCGAGCCCTTCCCGACCGCGGTGCAGGCCGCCACCTGCTACTGGCGCAAGTCGAACGCCAGCGGCAGCTCGCCGCGCGCCTGGGCGATCTTCGCGGATGACCATTGCTTCTACCTGGCGATCTTCTGGCATGCGAGCTTCACCGACGCCGCCGAGCTGACCGGTTTCGGGCAGGACGTGTCCTGGAATGGCGCCGACGCCTTCATGACGCGCCTGTCGTACGCCAGCACGATCCCTGGTGGAAGCGGGGCGCACGGGAATGCCGGAAGCTCCATGCACCAGCGGTACGTCAATGCTCCCTTCTCCTATCTGGCAAGCGACATCGGCGGCACCCCCAACTCACCGCAGGTCGGAACCTGGGAAAGCTTCGGCACCAGCGCCTTCTACCAGGAGAGCTACAGCAATGCGCCCGTACCCGGCTCGATCACGGGGGAACAGATCATCTGCCCGGTGTTCGCCTGCACGCCCGACGGCTACACGACGCGGCAGATCCGCGGCCGCATCCCCGGCTGGTATCCCTGCCTGTACCAGCAGCTGACCATCCCCAGCTTCTCGATCAAGAGCGACTTCGTCGAGTATCCCGGCAAGCGCTTCATGGCACTGCGCAGCGGCGGGGCAAGCTCGGCCTACAGGAACGGACACTACTTCGACATCGACGGCCCCTGGCGCTGAGAGGACACCATGTCAGCACAAGGATTCAAAGCACTCGGGCACCGGTCGGATCCGGTGTACGAATGGGCCCTGGTCCATCGCCGCCCCCACGGCATGGTCTCACCCCTCCGCACAGGCTACTCCCAGTACCACCAGGGGAACGACCACGCCGCGGGGCTGGTTCGCATCAACGGCGTACCGGCGGTCGCGCAGGTCTTCCTGCACGACCAGGAAACCGGCCGCCTGCTGGCGCGGACCTGGAGCAACCCGGCGGGAGAGTTCCGTTTCGACTACGCGGATCCCTCGCGCAAGTACTACGCCCTGGCTTTCGACCCGGTCACCGGCGAGAAAGCCGAAGTGTTCGACCGGATTTGAGATGGCATGCCCTACACGCCTCCCCATCGCCATGCACTGCTCATCGAACTCGGCGGCAGCTACACGCCGGCGGATCGCCATGCGCTGGCCTTCGAACTGCCGCCCGAGGATGACGGCGGGCCCGATCCCGAGCCGGTGTCCCGGCTCGCGTTCGCGCAGGCCGGTTTGCCCTGGCGGCGCGGCCTGGCGCGCGATCCGCAGTGGCGCCTGCGCTTCGGCCCCGCGGCCAGCCGCGACCTCGGCGCGGCGCTGGCCTGGGCAGGCGGCGGCGCGGCCGACCGCCAGGCCGGGGTCCGCTGGCGCGAGGCCATCGCGGCCGACCGCCGCGTCCTGGTCGCCAGCGGCACGGCCGAGCCGGTCGACCGCGAGGCGCACCTGCGCTGGCACAACCCGGTCGCCGTCGATCGGCAGGCGCGCGCAGGCTGGGCCGCCGCCGAACGCACCGAAAGTCCGCCGCGGGAACTGCGCTGGAGCCATCCGCCGCCGTGCGACCGCATGGCGGGGCTGCGCTGGCGCAGGGCTGCGCGGCTCGACCTGGAGACCGTCTTTGCCTGGGGCTCCGGGCATGCCGCCGACCTGCAGCGCCGTGCGCCCTGGGGCATGGGCAACGCTCCGGCCTTCCGCTACCTGCTGCCGCTACCGCCGCGGCCGCCGCGGCCACCGCCGCCCGATTGCTACCGGCCGGAGCGACACCTGCTGGAGTTCCGCCTCGGCATTCCCGGCGCTCCCTACGTGCCGCCCGACCGTCATGCGCTGGACCTGCGCCTGGTCTGCGGCGACGGCCGCTATTTCAACGTTCGCCGGACACTGAGCATGAGCCATTCCCTTTCGGTAGTACGTCTTCCCGATCGCCTGCCGCTGGCGGTGCGCAGCGTGTCCCTCGGCGCGGACCGCGACAGCTGGTCCTGGTCGCTGCAGATGGGCTTCGCCGACGTCGCCTCCCTGCTCGCGGTGGAACCGACCGAGGAGACCAAGCACAGCGTGGAGATCACACTCGACGGCTACGTCTTCACCGCGCAGGTCGAGGGCTTCAGCGAGGACCGCCGCTTCGGCAGCCGCGGCGGCAACATCTCCGGCCAGAGCCGCTCGGCGATGCTCGCCGCGCCCGACGCACCACAGCGCGCCTACAGCAACCCGGAGCCGGCCACCGCGCAGCAGCTGGCTTTGCGCGAGCTGGAGTTCACCGGCTTCGCGCTGGATTGGCAGATCGGCGACTGGACCGTGCCGGCCGGCGCCTGGTCCTATGAGCGCGAGTCGCCGATCACCGCGATCGCACGCATCGCCACCGCCAGCGGCGCGATGCTGCAGACGGCACCGGGCAGCGACACGCTGGTGGTGACGCCGCGCATGCCGGCAGCGCCGTGGAATTTCGCCGGCGAAACGCCCGACTTCACCCTGGCCGGCGGCAGCTGGCTGCAGAAGGGCAAGCGCTGGAATGGCGGCGGCCGCTACAACGGCGTCTGGGTCGGCGGACAGACACAGGGCATTCTCGCCAACGTCTACCGCGACGGCACGCCGGGCAGCCCCTACGCGCAGCTGCTGACCGATCCGCTGATCACCAGCACCGTGCCCGCCATGCCGCGCGGCCTGCAGGTGATCGCCGACAGCCTGCCGCGCCACGAGATACCGATCGAGCTGCCGCTGACGCCGGCGCCACTGGCACCGGGCCTGCTGATGCCCGGCGAGTTGGGCGCGATCGAGGACACGGTCTGGGGCCACTACCGGGCGATCGTCGACAGCGTGCAGATCTCCGCCGAGGTATCGGAACAGGGCCTGGTAACGGCACGGCAACAAGCGAATCTCTGGAGGTATCTGCCATGAACATCTGGAAGCAATTCCAGCAACTGCTGCCCTCGGACCCGCAGCTGGTCGGCGAGGTGCTCCGCCACAACGCCGACGGCAGCAGCAGCGTGGAGCTGCCGGGCGCGCAGGTGATCCGGGTACAGGGACAGTCGGTGGCGGCGGGCCTGCGGGCTTTCGTGCAGGGTGGGCGCATCCAGGGCGAGGCGCCGGACCTGCCGACCTACGAGTTGCCGATCTAGGCGCGCCGCGCGCGCGGGTTGGGGGTGGTCGCGGGCTTGCGCCCACGACCCCAGCCCGTCAGTTCCAGCACCGGGCGCAGGCCCAGTTCGTACTGCAGCAGCAGGATCGCCTGCCAGGGCGGCGGCGAGCGGCTGCCTTCGCCGCCGCCGCTGATCCAGCCTTCCACCGTGTTGAAGCCGGCACCCATGCGCCGCGACAGCAGATCCACGGCTTCCGCGCGCGTATAGCCGTGAACGGAGACCAGGGCGTCAACCACCCGCCCGATCTCCGTCCGCCGGGTTTCCACGCTCCAGCCCAGGCCGATATCCATGCCGCCACTTTACTGTAGCGGGCTACAGCCGTCATTCAGGACGGACGGCGGCGCGGGTCGACGAAGGCCTCCAGGAAGGACTGCTGGCAGCCGGTGATGCGCCGGCCGGAAGCCAGCAGCAGCAGGTAGCTCGCCATGTCCGGCTGGTATGGCAGCGCCAGCAGCGGCATGCGCGCCTCCTCCGGCGTGCGGTCGTCCTTGCGCGCGTTGCAGGCACGGCAGGCCGTCGCCAGGTTGGTGTACACGTCGCGGCCGCCGCGGGACGCCGGCACCACGTGGTCGCGGGTCAGCTCACGCGCCGGAAAGCGCTCGCCGCAGTACAGGCAGACATAACGATCGCGCGCGAACAGGATGCGGTTGTGCACCATCGGGCGGCCGCGCTCGAAACGGCGGCTGCGGTCCCCCACGGCGATGATCGAGCTGATCTCCATGCTGGAACGGGTGCCGTCGCGGCGGATACCGCCGTGCAGGCGGAAACGCGCCTCGCCGGCCTCCCAGCGCACGCGCTCGCGGGCGTAGAGCGTGACAGCCTCCTGCCAGCGCAGCCACTCCACCGGCACACCGCCGAGATCGATCTTCAGTACATGCGGAACCAT